ATCGCCATTTTCTCGATATGACTTAGGTTGTTTGGCGCGTAATTGCATAAGTGTTTGGGCGTTAATTAAAGTATCGCCTGTACCAAAGAAAGTGTTTCCAAATTCTTGGTCGAATTGGAGTAGACTAGTGTTAGCAATAGTTTCTGCTTTCCATTTCTCGTCACGACCAGGCACGTCATACCAGTCAACTCTGAATGGAACGTATTCGTTTACTCCTTGATTCGCACCTTCCCAGATTTTGTGGAAAATATTCCCGATACCATTTGCCGTAGATGTGATGATAACTTTCGTATCTTTACCGGCAGAGACAACAGGATAGGTGGAAGTGTAAAATTCAGATGCTCGCTCAACAAAAGCAAACTCATCGAGATAGAGCAAATTGACAGACATACCACGAATAGAAGACCCGCTGGTAGAAGCAGCAACAATCCTAGAATTATTAGAAAAATCGATACTGCCCTTATTGAGAGTCTTACAACCAGGCTGTAAAAAGAATGGAAGATTTTCAAGCATGAGAGTAATACGCCCGAGCATTTCTCTCGAAGTGGAACCTTTGTTTGCGAGAACTGCGATTGTTTTTTCGGGGTTGAAGATTGCATACCAGAGAAGATAGGCGACAGACGAAATTGACTTGCCAGATTGTCGGCAAGCAAGTACAATATTAAAACGATTGTTGTTAAAGTGATTGAACATACTTTTTTGATAGGGGTAAAGATTGAAAGGAACAAGACCCCTGTCCAACGAAATAACTTTGACATAGGTCTCAGCAAAATACGCAGGATTTGACATACATTTCGCATACTCTACTACTTCATCCTTAGTCCATTCTTGAACTACACCGTCTTTTTTTACTAGGTGGTTATATTGATATGTATCATTCGACATTCGTATTGCTTGTGGCATCTGATTCAATCACCTTTTCATCATTCTTTAATAATCTTTGTAGATCAGTTGTGCTTCCAAGAAACACATTATTGTTTGTGATCAATTTCTGATCAGGTTTATCTTCTTTAATAATTTCTTTATGTTTCTTATTTAGATCCATTAATTTGTCGTTGACATCAGAAATATTTTTGATTAATCCCGAGAGCACTTCAAATGCTCTTGGATGTTCCGACTCTCGTGCCACTTCGATCATTAGATCTAATGACTCACGCCCTTTATCAATTAATTCATAATAAGTGGCTCTAGAATAATCGTAGTCGTAATCAACTCTTTCTTCAGGAGTTTTCTTTATAGTTTCATTCATAAGTTAATCACTCGTTCCCGCAGCTAATTTTATAGTATGAGGTCCAAACACAGTGTTACCTGTGCCCAATGTTCCCGAATACTCTTTAATTACTATTTGAATATCCCTCTCTAAATCGGCTCGTTCCGAGAAAAGACTGATCGTGAACGGACTATTTAAACGATGCCATTGATCACCAGTATTAGTCCATGTACCAGAACTACCAGATCCTGTAACTCCAAGCCTGTTTTTAGTATTTGTTCCTACGTTATAAGAGTATGCTTGGACCTGATATGCACCACCAACTCCATTTACCTGAGATGATAACCAATCGGCTATATCTATAGGAGGAGTAATATCTACAGGATCATCACCACTAGATGGACTTGATGACATGTTACCATTAGAGTATAACGTAAAACCAGCTGTTGCTTCGACGTTTCCAGAAGATACGATAAAAGTAGGCGTTATGTTAACTGTGGTCGCAGGATGATTAATAGTAATTACAGTCGTAGGATCAATACTTGGAAGTATTACTGATTTTTCGCCAGTGGGTGTGCCCTCAAACACTTCATCTTCTGTTTCGTATAATTCAAAATTATAAGTTTTATCTCCAGTAAATGCTGTCTGTGGTTCCGAGGTTATATTTACTGGTTTAGGTGACACATCAACATTCACATTAATCCAAGGGATGTTAAATGATCTTGCGCCTTCATCAGGATCTATAAAATATATAGTATATGCGCCAGTAATTTGAGTAACGTTTCTATCAAGATCAACAATAGTGAAAGGAATCGCTGGTGCAGGATATGCGTATCCATTAATAGCTGTCACGATACCTATAAATGTAGGAATACCACCAACACTAATCCAAGCCTCGTCACCTATATTGAAATTTGCGTCTACGCCTACAAATACTCTAAGAAATTGTATTTGAGACAACCCGTTGTTCAACAAACCGGTGGGTTGTGTAATAAAATCTTCTAAACGAACTTGAACATCTTGTGGTAAAGTAACATTGTTGGCTACAATTTCGAAATTTGAGATCGAGCCTTCGGGAACAGTGCCTCCTGTACCACCACCATCAAATCCCAAATAATTTAATTGATAACCTACTGCTGCATCATTTAACGTTATGGTTTTAGTTGCTATTACTGTACTGCCCTGATTCTCTGTTACTGTTATATCAATATCTCTAGGACCATCAGGAGTTCCATCGTCACCCATTGCAGTGAATGTGACGTATGAAGTACCACCTCCCATAGCAGGATTAGTTATTTGTTCAGATGATGAAGTATATTTAGCTGCGCCTGCTCCTGATATTGTTACAGTAAAAGGTATATCGACAAGTTGATTACCGGTTGAGGTTACGCCTATGTATAAATTATCGTCTTCAGTAACTGTTAATGCCTCTATACTACCGGTCAATGCTGTATAGTTGCTGACAGTTGTGGTTGGTGTTGAAGAGTCTATGATCGTTACAGTATTAGATTGAGCAACAGGAGGATTGCCTATTGCAGCTGAACCTATTACCAAACTAAAAGTTTCATTTCCCTCACGATTTTGATCAGGTACAATA